AACATAATCTTTACGTTCTGATGTTCCGTTTACAGAAGAACCAGCATTCTGAAAAACACCGCCAGTGCCATAAACTTTCATTAAGTTACTTGATGTATCAAACCAAAGATCACCAACATCTAAACTTGTGTTTGGCTGGCTAGCTGATACACGATACCTCTCACCAAAGTTATTGACGCTGGCAAGATTAGAAGCGACATTATTTACATTTGCTATAGAACCGCCAACAAGATTGACGTTAGATATAGAGCCACCAACATTATTTACATTAGTTTGATTGTTTGCGACTGCTGCCACTTCAGTATCTATGCCAGCAACAGTCGTAACATTAGCCTGTATACCAGCTACAGTGGTTATATTACCCTGAATACCAGCAACTGTGTTGATATTAGCAATACTTCCAGCAACAAGAGATATGTTGCTATCTTTGACCGTAATGGTATTGCCCATGCCATTACCATGAACAGTACAATAATATCTCATAGAAGATGGGGCAGTAGACGGAACTTCAAATGTAACTTTTGCACCAGCCTGACCAGCAGTGCCTGTTGTTGTAACACCTGTAGTCCATGAGTTACCAGAACCATCTTTAAATGCCAATGGATGACCAGATACACTAGAGTCCGACACATCAAATATATATGTGTTACCTCTAAACATTTCGATTGCTGGATTATTTACACCATCAAGAACAAATACATTTCCACTGCCAGGATTTGCAACAGTTACTGTATATGTTTTTTCAAGAGAATCAGCTAAAGATGTAATATCTGTAGATATAGCAGCAAGTGTATTTAAGTCTGATACAGCGTCTGCTGTTCCTAACAAGGCAACATTACTTGCAACACCAGAAACATTAGCCAAATGAGTGGTATTAATTCCAGCAACGGTAGTAACATTTGCTTGTATGCCTGCTACAGTTGATACTGCTGCATCAATGCCAGCTACTGTAGTTACATTAGAAGCTATATTTGCTACTGTAGGAATACTCGAAGCTACACCCGCAACAGTAGTAACATTACTCGCTATTCCTGCAACAGTATTAATATTATTGGTTGGAGATATTTGACCAGCTACAGTAGTAATATCACTAGCAACTCCAGCAACAGTATTAATATTTGCTACATTTTGGCTGACTGTGCCAACACTGGCTATTGAAGGGCCAGCTTCTGGTAAACCACTTGTTTCATTAAATGCTAATGTTGTCCCTTTTCTTGTATCAAGATTAGGCAACGTAAGAGAAGCTGCTGTGTCAGAATCAGCCAACTTCATGGTTCTGCTAACTTTTGTTTCAAGTTCTTGCTCAATAGCAAAAATCTTGTCTAATTCAGTATTTAAAGCACTTACATTAAAAGGCCCAGACGTTGGAAAGTCTGTTGTTCTTTCTATTGTAATGTCACGGAATATAGTGAATTTAGTGCCACTAGGATAAGTATCACCAAGAGTAATGTCACCACCAGAGAAACCATCGTCAACAGCAGCTCCTGTAACAGCAAAAGTTCCTGTGCCAGTTCCTCGGCTAAGCGTAGTATCCACACCTGACGTATTGGTAACAATAACATTTATGTCATCTAAGCTAAAAAAGGGAAAGTCTATAGTAAGCTGTGTGCTATTCGCAGTAACAGCTTGCGTATATTGTTTTCTCGCATCATTGTCTGCTATCGATATAGTAGCCATGCTATATTGTATCCTTTCTAAGCCTAGATATGTCTATTCACATTACTTATCAAATATCATATTAGAAACGGGTTGAGTGTAAGGTAAATTAGAGTAGGGAACTAAAAAGCTTACACTTTTAAGAGTATCTGCGTCAGCTCTAAAACCAACTAAATCACCTAAAATGCCAGCAAGGTTAGTAACGTTTCCTGCTGTTGGACCAGCAACTGCTGATGCTTTTGCTCCCATAGGCATAGGATAAGACCTTTGGTCAGTTATGGCTGGTCTTAATCCAATCTCTCTATTGCTAATCTTTTCGATAGCATTGTTAACGTCCATAAAGTAACCGAGTATTCCAGACCTATCTATAGCATTGATAAGTTTTTCATCAAAAGTTTCTTCTCTATCAATGCCATACTGCAATCTTTTAATTTCATTTACTAAGGCTGCAAGTCCTACGATTAAAAATGCACCTTGCCAAAATGCTCCATCACGCTCTTGTAGACCTGATGTAAGCATTCTTACAGTTGCACCCTGACCAAAAGATTTGAATTGTGTTAATAATGAACCAAACTCTGTAGATGTCCATAAAGCTCTGTCACCAGCCCCAGGTGTTATAATAACTCTGTCCACAGATTTATTAAGAGCTTGTCTAAATACCAGTCTTGCTGTTTGATCTCCCCATAAAGAAGTATTAGGCATCCATTCACCATCTACTTGCTCACCATGAGTTCTTATAAGACTTTGCATTCTAGTATGCATATTTCCATCTATGCCTACTTTTAAAAATTTTTCTTTTTGCGCTTTTGCTAGATTGTCCCAAGGCTTCATAATATCCTCAGTCATACGAAGCATTGTAACAGTGCCAGCAAACTCTTTAAGAGTCTGATTCCATATATTTAAACCATTCATAAAAAACATTACGCCAACGCTTTGGTTCATAAATCTTTCAATAGCAAATCTATTACCAAATATATCCCCAAGGTCTGCCATTGCGCTTGAACGCAAACCTAAAATCGCATCAGCAGCAACTCCAGATGACCTAAGCTCTTTTTTAGTCATCTTTCTTAATTGTGCAGATTGTTGGCTAAATGCTTTAGCAAGCCCTTTATCGTAACTAGCCTTAAAACCTTCGACCATTGCTGTTCTGGCTAAATCAGGTATAGAAGATATTGTAGCACCACCCATACCAACAATAACATTGAATGACTTCATTGTTCTAACAAATCTACTAGATACAGCATGTGGGTCTTTTGATGCCCCATAAGTGCCACGCACCCTATCACGCAAACCTCTTATATCTCGCAAGTCTGCAAGCAAGTTTTTATTTAACTGTGCTTTTTTGGCTACATCTGATGTCTCTGATATAAGTCTGCTATATTCTGATTTAACTTGGTCAATAACATTTTTCATATCAACAGAACCGAAAGCTTTTGTAAGCTCGATGTCCATACCCATTCTGGTTGTGTGATGACGCAATAAAACTTCTATATCATTTTCAAGAAAGTCTTCTATAAGAATATCATCTATATCAATCTCTCTTGATCTTAAGCCAGCAGCAGTTACAACATCTTCAAGGTCATCAGCTTCATCTATAGCGTGATAAGGTTTTTGTTTGGTTACACCATCAAAAACATCATCGACATATTTTTCTAAATCGTTACCAGCTAAGCCAAGTCTTGTAGAGGCATAGTTTCTAATAATATCTCGAAACCTAATCTCATCTGCCATAATCTTATCTACACGATATATTCTTGGCACATAAGAAGCAGCAGAGTTTAGAAATACTCCCTCTGCCCTTACACGCTCCAATCTCTGTTCTAACTCAGCTATTCTTGCTGGTGGGGCATCGGATGCTCTAGCTGAACGCAAAGACCGAACAATCTGCTCCTCAAATAATCTTACTTCTTGTGCTTGATTTTTAATAAAGTTGAATTGCATACGACTCTTCTGAGCAGCTTGATTAACGTAGGGGGTTGCAGCATCAATAACACTGTCTTCATCTCCTCTACGCATTGCTTTAGCAACACGAACTCTAAACTCATATTCTGTTAAAGAATTAAGAGTTCTTTTAAATTTATCCTTGGCTTGTATATGCATTATTTGAAATGACCTAGCAACATCTCCATCTTTTGCAACGACACCTCTATAAGCAAGATATTGTTCATCTAACGCACGAATAGATTCAAGAAGTCTGCCAGTATACAAAGCAGAAAAGTTTTTCTCAACGCTAGTAGACATCGCTACACCATCGTCAACTTTTTTCTGCATCATACCGCCAAGGTCAACAAGTTCTGCTACAACACCTCTTACAATAGGATTCGGACTTTGCAGTAAACGTATTACTGGATTCCATCCTAATTTTTCTATCCCAACACCAGTTTCTTTAAGTGAGTCTTGTTCGATGGTTTCATAAGCTTGTTTACGCAAAATTTCTGGATTTACACTTGCCCCAGCAGCTTTATACATCGGGTCTTTTGTTCTTCTTTTTTCTCTATTTCTTTGTTGTTGGCGTGTTATTTTACCTTTAGCTATCGTTCTTCCAAAAGCAGCAGTTACACTACTTCCAATGGCAGCAGATATTCCAATAGCTTTTATAACATCTGAAGGAGAACGTAGTTCTCTTTGTGAAGATAGTATAGCCTGTTCTACACCCACAGCACCGCCTGTGAACAAACCACCATACAAAGCTCTATCAAGCATGCTTTTTGATTTTAAAACTTTTAAAGGAGCAATAGGTAACAACGTAGATGGAGTTAATAGCGCAGCACCAAAAGTTAATTCTGACCCACTGCTAGACGACAATATAGATTGGTCTTCTTGTTCTTGCTTAAGTCGCTTAATTCTTTTTGCTGTTTCTTCAGAACTTTTACTATCGTAAAACCTCCACAGTGAATTTTGGTATGGCTTAAGTTGTTCGTCTTTTATAAAATCATAATCTGGGTCATCATCAATCATAAAAAGCTTATCATTATACCAGTCCATGCCAGCTTTGATTGGGTTTACCTGATTGAACGCAGCTCTTGCTATTGTGCTAAAATCATCTGTAAATAAAAATGGTGCGGCTAAACCGTTTTCTTCTCTTTTGATAAACTGAGCAAATTGACCATTGTTTTCATAATCTTCTTCAATAGTTTGTTGTAATCTTTTTCTAAGGTCTGGCTCTTTTTGTAAATTTAAATTTAAAGGCTTTGGCTCTGGAACAGATGCCATCCTCTGAACATACATATTGTCAAATTCAAATTCTGGTAAGGTAACTGGTTGAACAGGTTTTACAGAAACAGGCTCATCAACTTCAGCTTCTTGTTCTGGCTCATCTGTTTCAATTTTTGTAGCTGTAATGGTCTGAGGGGGGTCTTCTTTTAAATTTCTTGATTCAGTAATTTTTTGTTGAGCCAATTCAACAAGCTCTTGATTACTTAAATCTTTTGTAAGAGGCCCCTCTTCAACTACAGGTCTAATCTTTTTTTTTAAGGATGGGTCATAAGAACCCGAAGCAGAGTGAATAGGTGAGCCAATAGTTTTATCTATTGTAGACCCATCAGCAGTTGTATAGGAAAACAGACTTCCTGTACCTTGCTTCAATACCTTCAAGCCAGTTATTTCTGGAAACTCTAACTCATCTGCAACGTAGTTATATATATCAAAACGTCTATTACCAAGACCACGCAAAGCACCACTTTTACTTGTTTTTGGGTCATTAGCAGTAACAATATCTAGTGTTTCTTTCATAGCATCTTGGTACTTGCCCTCTCTAAGAAAGCGACTGAAGTTGGCATATCTAGTTATTCTACCGCCATTGTATGCAAGGTCTACAGCAGCCATTTTTACGCTATCAGGCCACTCATCATAGTTATCAAACTGATTACTTATCTGTTCTGCATTCCAAATGACATATTCTCTAGCAAGCTCTTTATCTGACATTTCATCAGCATTAGCACCTTTTGTTTGCATAAAGCTTTGGGCTAAATCAGTAAGACCATATCCCCTTGTATAACCACCACCTTCAATAGCCCTTGCTCCACGAGTTCCCTCATGTTTGGCAAGTATCTTCATATAATCATCAATCCATTCACTCATAAAGTTTTTCCAACCTCTCTAAATATTCTTCATTATTAAAATTACCTTCAAGAAAATCTCGCAAAACAGCAACATCTGCTGCATCAATAATAAATCCAGCCTCTTCTACATCTGGGACTTCAATAGATGGGTCAAATGTTTGAGCAATTTCAGTAACAAAAACTGCAAATTTTTCAGAAAATGCTTTACTGTTCAAATCTTCTGTAAGATCAAGCATCTCTGATTTAATAAATTTTGCATTAAAGTAGTTACCAACAATAGGAAAGTTACTAATAAAATTCCTAATTGCCCCATTCTTAACTCTTTTATTTGCAGCAAGAAATGCAGGACTTTGTAAACTGCTATGGTACTCATACCTGTAACTAGGAAATAATGTTTCTACTATGTAAGGGTCATCTGGATCACGAACCATTACCCTATATGTTTGTGCTTTCCCAACAGTAGGATTAGGGGCTAAGTAAATAACTCCGTCATCATCTAAAAGCTCTCTTGCTTTATCATTTTGAATATTACTAGCCATAAACTTGGCTTTAATGTCTGAGAATACCGCACCAGCTACAGGACCAACATCATCACTGTATAAATCTTCTGGAATAATATCTTTAGCG